GACAAACCGAAACAACATTCGTCTGTTAAGTGCGGTGGATTCTTTATGTCGATATAAGGACCACGTCTGTTAATTGCAGATGAGAGACACAGGCTACTTCGTGGGCCTACTGATCATGTGTGGTGTCTTTAAATAATAAAGCTATGATCAATTTCGACACAGGTGTGGGTTACGGACAGAACCCACGCTTTTAAACAAAGTCCAACTCAAAAGAAGAAAAAGAATTGTCGCCGACAAATAATTCGGCAAATATTGCGGTGCCCGCTATTTCAGGGACACCGCAAACTGAGACTGTTGCTCAAATTGGGCAACAGAGAGGTACTACCCAGTTCAATGATTGTACTGAAGAGGCACTATATACTCAGCCTTCACAAGCTGATCCCACTTTTGCTTCCGATGCTATTGACATTGGACAGTTGGGTGACTTCTTGTCTCGACCCACTTTAATCTATACCGCTACGTGGTTGCAAGGAACTAGTTTTGCTCCCGTGTTTCGGAATGTCTGGAAAGATTATTTCGAAGCACCAGCTATCAAACGTAAAATAGAGAATTATGCATTCTTTCAGGGAGAAATCCATATGAAAATAATGATAAACTCTTCGCCTTTTAACTACGGAGCAATCATTGCAGCCTATGAGCCTTTAATTGGCCACGGCTATGAAGTGTCCTCCTCTGACCCCGTCCCTAGTTTGCGTACTTGTGAATTCTCTCAGTTTCCACATGTATGGATACTTCCTACCTCAAGCCAGGGCGGTGAAATTGTTTTCCCTTTCATGTACGATCTCGATTGGTTAGATTTAACTAATGTGACTGAGGTCGCGAGTATGGGTGTATTACATTTCCTTGAGGTAGAGCCTTTAATATCGTGTAACGGGTCCGTTGGACAAGATTGCGACATCCAGCTGTATGTGTGGTTCGAGAAAGTGAAACTTTCTGGTCTTACTCATCGAGCGCCATTGCAAATGGGTGTTATGTCTGAGGTTAGTGAAAGAGTTCCACAAATGTGGAAAGCTGCAACTGCCAAATCAATGGACGAGTACGCTAAGCGTCCCGTCTCTTCTATAGCCAGCACTATCGCTGCTATTGCTAAACCATTAACTAGTGTTCCTATTATAGGAATGTTTGCTAAAGCTACTACTATAGGTGCTAGCGCGGTCTCAAAGATAGCTTCATTATTCGGTTTTACAAATCCGCCTAATATAGCCAATGTTGAACCGGTGCGTCAGG